AAGGAATGCAGATATTTGTGCTACAGAGGAATCTTTAATTATCCCAGGCTTGTTTCCAGCCATTGGTCGTTCGAGGCCGCTTGCGGTTTGTAGTAAAGCGACACTAGAGTCCAATTACCTGATTCTCCGATCTACGGGCTGAGCAGTTGTATCCTAGTATTCCGCCGAATGGGTCAGTGATTGGTGTAGTTCCAATTAGTTCAAAGACTGTTGGAGTTTCTGTTGGGTAATTGAGCTCGGCCCAAATAACATTATCTGATGAGTCTCTAATATTTGTAATCTTGTCTCTCAGGGTTACTCTTGCTTCAGTTCTAATTTCAATATCTTGTTTGTTAGTATATCTATTGCTTATGGTTTGGACATCTGAAGATCTGGCTCCGCTGCTAGTAATTACTCCTTTTGCGTAGCAGGCAACAGTTTTTGAATAAAGCCATTCTTTTTTTATAGCCCCTGTATCTTGGTCCTGTACGTCTTGCTGCACATACACATCCATCTTCATGTTTAGGATGGAGTCTACAAGGTTATTCATTTTATATCAATACCATTTTGTTTATTACGTACGGCAAAAGCAATTGGTCTACATAGTTATTTCCAGTACCTGAGAAGGTGGCTGAGTTAAAATCAAACTGCCAATCAAAGGTTGATATACTCTTTATATACTTGTTTCTCCAGACTTTGTCTTTAGAGAAATAGTCTTTCATAAGTTCAATAGCTGCCATCTCAACTTCATTTGGAACCTTTTCCCAACCAAAGTATCCCGTGACCTTATATCTGGCATCTTTATTGAAGATTCCTGAGTAGTCATTAATAGTTGGTGGAATCAATCCGTTAGCAACATATGTTACGTTGTCAAGCATATCTGCACGATTTAATCTAATTGAAAATCCACTTTCAGCAACTTCAAATGGCATTCCTGTAAGCGGGATGTCATTTACTTCTATTGCCTGAAGAGTGTTAATCTTATTTGATAAAGGAAGAATGTCATTACCAGAACCATAAGCAATCTCTGAGGAAAGATAGCTATAGAACTTTTGCTGAGTGTAATTTTCAATTACTTTACGAGAGTACTTCTCGGCATCAACTAGCTCTTGATAAGTTCTGCTATTTGGATCATTGTAGTCAGAGCCCAAACCTAAACCATTAATCACTTGTGACAAGTCTACGTATGGCTTAACTACATCAACATTTTGATCATATGATATAGAAAAACCTTCAACCGCATATTGCCATCTTGCAATAAGAGATCCTGGAAGCTTAGTGGTTTGTGGTGCATAAAAATTGTAAACCCCTGTATCGGTCTCCGATTGAACTGCAGTGCCCGAGTATAAAACTGTTTGTGCTGGTACATCTGCTCGTAATAAAGATACTGTTGGTAAGCTATCTGCAACTGCAGATTCGCCTTTCCAAAATACCCTGTGCTGTATTGGTGAGTTTGTTCCTGCTAATATTTCCATTAACTTATGTTAACGTTTAGTTGTAGAAGTCCTGAACTTCCTTTGGTGTCGCTAAACGAAAACCCTCCTCTGTATCAAAGATTTTTTGAGCATCATCTTCAGACATTGCTACAAAGGGATGAGTCTTTGTAAAGCTGTATCCGTGAATATCATATCTATGATTATCTCTTGTCATACGTACCAAGATAGTATCTTCTGGCTGAGCCTTCGGATCAAAAACTGGTAAAATTTCAATTTCTTCTGTCGCCTCTTCAATTGCTTGAACTGTCTTTTGATATACAGAATAGGTTACGCCCTCTTCTGCCATGGCAGCAATTATTTCTTTTTTATTTTTTAGGCCTTCTGTGTCTACTGCAAACTCCGTTGCAATTTCCTTTAATTCAGCTACTGTTAATGTGTCAAATGACATATTTAGTTCTCCTCTTTCTAGGTCCTTTAATTATAGCATTGATAAATTAAAATGAAAAGCCCCCAAAATTAATTGGGGGCCTTTCGGTAGTTTAATTCTTAATTAATTAAGAAGCAACCTTAACGTTCTTTACAACTACCCAAGCGTCTGCCTGCTCGATTTGAACGCCAACACGGGTATACATTGTGTACTCGATTGTGTCCTTACGTGGCTGGAAGAAGCGGTAAACAGTAACATCACGCTTGATACCAATAACTACGTTATTTGGGAATGTCAAGTGGATATCTCCGTGTGAACCTGATGGGCTTGCATATGTACCTGTCTGTGTCTCAGGAAGCAATGGAACTTCAACGATTGGAATACCAAATGCGTATGGAGCTACATATCCTGCTGGACCTCCAAGAACTGGAACGTCGCCACGGATGATGCCTGAAGCAATATCTTGTGGAGTAACATTCTGGATGTTCTGTGAGTTTGAGTATAGGTAATCTTGGATCAAGTTTGATCCTGAAAGGAAGCGAAGGTCTGTACGACGTTGCTTGTACTTACGTGGAAGAGCCTTAAGAGCTGAGTTAAATACAGCACGGGAAATTCCCGCACCTGCTGCATCGACTACACGACCAGAGGTCTTAGCCTTCTTAACTGCACCATCAAATGACTTGTATAGAGCATCGCTTGAAAGTGATGAGTCACCGTTAAGAATAAGATCTTCGATGTCATTTCCAGCTTGTGTTGCCATCATACGTGCAATATGATCTTCAAGATCTGCACCTTCGATATTGTCTTCTAGAGACTCAGTTGAAAGTTCCCAGTCCATGCGGAGCTTCTTTGTTGTGAGAGAGATCTTTGAGAATGTTACGCCTTGATTTACGGCTGTGTTTTCTCCTTCGGATGCAAGCTTTACAAGCTTTTCTCCTACTGACATACGATCAATCTCTGTTGTGTCAGACTTCATTCGAACTGTACGTGCAACCTTACCAATTACGGTAGCGTCGAACATATAGTCCAAGAATCTTGCTGATTGTTCTGGGTTAAGAAGACCGCCGTTGCCATTTTCTGAAGCAACGTGGACGCCTGTACCACCAGTTGATGAGCCAAAACCAGTTGATACTGTTGTACCTGCTGCTGCGGCCTTTTCTAATAATTCATTACTCATTTTTTATTTCACCTACCCTTAATTTTGAAAGATTTCATTTACGGAACCGAGGAAAGCTCCTGACCATTTTGATTTGGACTTTGTAAACACCTCAGACCCGCCAAGGTCAGAGGACTTCTTAATTGCGGTTGAGCCTTCTACGGCATCTACCTGCTTTTGAACACCTTCGATGGTGCCCTTTATTTCTGACACAGCATCACTAAGTGCGCTGTGCTTTTCTGCCAACTCTAAAATTCTAGCATCAACATTCTTGCTAAATGCTTCTACAGATGTTTTAATATCTGTAACTTGTGCAGCATTTGCTTCGCTTGCCTTTGCTAGTGTTTCTGAGAAAAAGCCTTTTAGATCGCCTAACATTTTTGCAAAATCAGGTTCATCAACCATAACTTCTACTGCTTCGGCTGCTTTTTCAACGTTGTCGGCAGAGGTATCTTCAGTTGCAACTGCTGCAACTTCTAATGACTTGTCAAAAAGATTGACGTTTGATTCATCTGCTGCTGGAGCCGCTACGGCTTCTGCTACAGGTGCTTCTACGACTACTGCTTCTGCTACTGGAGCATCTGCAACATTCTCATCATGATGTGACATTTTGTTACCTCCTTCTACGTTTGCCTGTTTTGCTATTTGTGTTTCAGGCAACGGTAATCTTGACTTCTTAAATGAAGCAAGAATTCTATTTATTTCTTTTGATTTATTCATATCTGAACTCTCCACCCAGCCAATAAGAGCTGCTGGTTTTCCTGATACTGGTGATTCGAAAGTTTTTTCTGTTGACATAAATACAGAGTCGCTTTCCTCACAGTAAAAAATATTTTCTGTTACTACTTCTGTAGCGATACCTTTGTATACCATTTGACCATTTACTTTTTCAATTGAAAAAATGTTACAAAGTTCATTAGCTGGTGAATCTACAATTGAAAGCTCTACAAGATCGTAGTCTTTGATAAATCTTACTGCCTCACCTGTTGCTTTGTTAACTTCGTTATCTGACTCTTTAATCTTTCCGCCGATTGAGAAACCAGAAAGAGTGCCGTCAAGAACTTTTTCCCAAGTATCTTGTGCACCCTTTGAAATGTATGATGTTACGTAAACACCATTATAAAAATTATTAGACTTTTGATCGTAGTATGTTTCTGGCTTAAAAGAAACAACTTTGCCGACGGCAATTGACTGATGCATCTCACGAAGATTTCCTCTGAAATTTTCAAATGCCTTCATGCTTGCTTCAGCTGTTACAACGTCGCCTGTTTGATCAACATTGTCAAGAGTCGCAAAACCTGATACGGTTCTGTTCTCACGATTTACTTTAGTGAATGGGACTGAGAGATGGAGGTTTTCTCCATCGCTAGACCAGTTGGACTTCTCGATGTTCATATGCTTAATTTTAATGCTTTATCTACTATAACGCAAATAGCAGTTGATTAAACTTATTTGACTTTTGGACCATCGCCTTTCGCATTTCTGCCTTCCCCAGTTTTATCTGGAGCATTCGCTGCCCTTTGCTGATCTCTAGTTTTATTGCCAGTGGACTTGGCTTGCTGATCTGCGGCTTGCTGTGGCTTTAATTCTACCATTTCGTCCCCACCCTCAACAGTTGTCATATTTTTTCTTAGACGAACTTCATTAGGGGTAATTACCTGCATTCTTAAATAAATTTCATCAATTTGGCTTTGTGTTAATTCATCGGTCAAACTTAATTCATTAAATTTAAGCTGGACGACATCTGTCTTCTCTGCGATAATATAATTTAATTTCTTTTCAAGTCTATCCTGTGCTGGTCGACAAACCTGCTCTTTAAATGTTTTATCTGCATCACGAGCAACGGCTAGGTTAACTCCTTCGGGAGTTCCTATTTTATTAATAGGTACACGATGGGCAAGAAGTATTTCATCTCTATTTGTTTTACGATAGATATTGAATGAAGACTCTTGTTCTCCAGCCTCAATTGGCTCCATCTTAAATTCAGTCTTTGAGTCTGGTGTGTCTGCTGGAAGTGGAATATATAGAGATCTATGATTCTTCCCCTTTAATCCAACCTGGAAAAATTCAAGAAGCTTTCTTTCTGATTCTGGAGAAAGCTTTGCTCCCTTTACTGTAATAATATATCTTGGGACCGCCTTGTTTTCAAAGTAGTCTAGGTTATATCTTCCAGCAAATTCGTTTCCTGCCAATGCCTGCTGAGCAGCAATGATATCTGGAACACCATAATAATTATTCATTGGTGTATATTTCTTTAGATGAATAATCTCATTTGGTCTTTCCTCTTGCGCTGCAATTGGACTTGGAGTTTCCATATCTCCAAAATTACGGAAGAATACAGCCTTGCCATAAAGCAATTGAATAAATCCATCACGGAATCTACGCACACGCATCGTTTTAGCTGGTATATGGCCTATATAGCCTATGTCGCCTGCTGTGGTACGTCCTATCTCTAGGTACCCGTTTCCAGTCGCCTCAAGGTCTGTGTAGGCCTTTATAAGGGTCTCTGTAAAAGACTCTTCTTCGTTGCAATCATCAAGCCATCTATCTAATTGAGTTTTAATTCTTTCAACCTTGGCTCTTGCTCGATCCATCTGCTTTGAATCTTTAATTTCATCCATAGCATCTTTGGCCTTGTCTGTTTCTGTAAATGAATATCCGAGCCCTACTATGTTAGAAACCTTTGCGTTAATGGCTGCGTAATTGTATGTTGAAATCTCATAAATCTTTGAAAGGTATTCTAGGTTGTATGTTGGCTCTACTAAATCAAATAAAGCATATCCGCTAATGGCTTGCTGTAATAAATTTTGCTGAGTTGCAGTTCCGCCAGTTCCTACAAATGCCTTAGAGAAATCACGATTAATTTTACGCTTAAAGTTTGTTCCCAGACCCCTTAGCTTTTTAATTTCTTCTACACCTATTTTAAATGGATCTTCTGACTCCTGTGCTTTTTCAAAGTGGAACCAGTCTGCTGTGTTAGAAATATCAATTGTGCTTACGCTATCAATTTCGTCTTCCATAAACTCTACTTTTCTTGTCATTGTACCGCCCCGTTTCTAAGCATTGAATCTTTATATACTCCGATATCCAAAGGATCTGGAGTTAGTCCCCATTTAAGTCTTTCGTTTTGATGTTCAAATTCTTCGTCGTCAATTTTTCTACGCCCTGAAAGGAACTTGGGACGGCCCTCGTGTATGCCATACGAGCTAACTTCTCTAGCCAAAGCATCGATTCTGGATCTATTGCCTTTTTTGGACGTGATCGAAAGAAAGTTGCCATCGTCGTCTCCAATCCATCTGCCGTCAGGCATCTCCCACACATATATCCCTAGGGTGGTTTCTTCAAGTATTCTCGTGTTTTTATTTAAGATATCCATAGAACACAATCATACCATTATTTGGCGTTAAAGTCCAAATTTTTGTCAACTGCTTGTCAAATATTATACGCTTATAGCATCTGGTTGTACAGAAAATATAATGAAAGCGGTGGAATTGTTGCCTTCCGTGCTTTCTGCTATAGAAAATGACGTGTCATTGATTATATTTATTACATTATCTGTATAAAGCTGGTAATGTTTAGTTATTTGATGCTGAAGAAGCTCGTATTCGTATATAGCAAGGTTGCTATATAGTTGGTTTTGGCCAGACTTTGTGTCCCCTTGATTTTGATTTACCTTGATCCCAGAGGAGGCTGCGGCTGAAAGGATTATTACAATATGGTGTGGGACGCCTTTTACTAGGAAGTCTCCAATATTTGCAGAAGACTGCCTATTAATTCCGTTTACATATATTGCTGAAACTCCAGATTTGGTTACGGCTCCAGATGCCGACCACTCATATCTGGCAGAGGGTGTGGAAATTAATACGTTCTCTCCCGCTCCTGGGGTGTATATCATTTCAATAGTTTTTACTGGCAGGCTGGCATTTACTGAGAAGCCATGTCCGTTATACATCTTAATCCCATTGTATTTGTTATATGCAAGAACCTTGCTATTAAATTCAGGAATTGAATAGTCATATGCCGAAGAAAGGCTGTACCCAAAATTATCTGCGTATACGTCTTTATTCTTAAAGAAGTTAATTCTTATAGATCTTAACCTAGTAAAATCTGTTGATGTGTCTGTTGATGAAATAAGAACCTTAATATAAAGTGTATTTGAGATTAGATTATCATTTTTATTAAATAGTGGAAGAGGAGATCCGTTAGTACATTCGCTCCACACTAACTTATTTGCACTTACGTATACTCTTATTCCCGCCACATCTTCGTCCCAATATATTTGAGATGTTGTCACACCAATATGGCTAGGTATAAAAAGCTCGTCTATAAATTCAAATGATGCTGTTGCTGAAGTTTCGGTTTTTTCAAAATATAAATATTGGCTATCTTGAGAAACAAGGATTCCGTCATCTGCCAAGTCTTCCCAAGACTTGGAGCCTGGGTAAGAGTAAGATAAAGAGGGCTTAATCCTTGAGGCGTTAATGCTAAATAAGTATCCGTTGTCTGCATTTACTATTTGAGAATAGTTTATTTCTTTTGTTCCTTCAGAGTAATGCTTTTTTATTTGTGCCAATGTTAGGTTAAATCTATAAAAAGCTACTGCATCAACAAAAAAAGTCTCATTAATTGGACCAATGTTAAAGTTCATAACTTCGTTTGTAAACTTATAATTATCTAAGGATGTCGAGTCTACCTCTACGCCGTTGACTATAATTGATATCTTAGTTGAAGAAAATTGAGCAACTATATGTAGCGCTTCTTTATTTGATACCTTGTATAAGCAAGAGTAGCTTCCTACCTTAAATAAAATATTTGAGCCCTGATAGAATATGCCAAACCCTTGTACTGAATCTCCTAGAATCATTTTAGAAGATGATGATTGAGCTGGAAGCTTTACCCACATCTCAATATCAAAAGAATTGTCAGAGTAATATTTTGTTGCAATTCCAGGGACCTTAAAAGCTATTTTTGTATCGGACAAAACTTCAGTTCCTCTAACTGTGCCAGACACTATAGGCATTAATTCTTTAGTTGAAGCATTTATTGCATATCCGTCATTTGCATTTCCTGAGTAGTCATATATTGGCAATCCGCTTACTGCTGAGTAAGAAACACCATTATCTTTTAAATCTTGATAAGTAGCAAATCTAAGCATCAGATTAGTATAATCTCCGATTGAACCTGATCGTATTTCATCAAGCATATAAAAAGATGTTGGTTTATCTTGTAAGACTGTATACTTATAGGACATGTCTTACGCCTCTTCTATTGCTTTTACTCTCGCTGTAAGCTCTTGTACTGCTTTGATTAATGGAGATATAAACTCTTCATATCTTAAAGCCTGAGTATTATCTTGTTGATTAACCCACCCACCAAAATCTGCAACTCCAGCTTCATCTAGAGCTTGCTTTACTTCTTGTGCAATTAATCCGTAGTGTGTTCTATTACCAGCTACTGGTGTCTCAGAATGGCTTCCGTCTTCATTTGGAGTATAAGTAATCCCTCCAACATTGTATTTATAGCTTACTGGATTTAAAGAATTAATAAAGTCTAGGCCTAAGTCAGACTCAGCAATTGTATTCTTTGCATTTATATCTGATGAAACAATAGTGGAAGTTTGAATAAACATATTGCCTGATGCTATAACAGATGCTGCTTTAATTGTTCCTGTAAAAAAAGCATCTTTCCAAGACTTGGCTGTACCCGTACCTGCTGTTGCATCTTTTCCTATACTCCATGTTCCAGATCCAAGTGGATACCAATGTGAGTTAACTCCGTCTGATACTCCGTTAGGAATATTTAAACTAATAACTTGATTTATTGGATCAAGGACTGCGTCAGCGCCGTCTGCTCCAGGTGCTCCGTCTGCTCCTGGTGCTCCATTTGCTCCTGTTGCTCCTGTTGCTCCTGTTGCTCCACGGGGAATTGTAAAGTTTAATACAACTGCGCTAGATGTGCCAGAGTTTGTTACAGATGCATTTGTTCCTGCATTTCCAGTTGATGTGGATCCAACAGATATTGTTGCCGCTGCTGGACCTGTAGCTCCTGTAGCGCCCGTAGCTCCTGTAGCGCCCGTAGCTCCTGTATCACCTTTTGGAATTGTAAATGTTAAAGTTTGTGATGGTATTCCGTTGGAAATTGTTTGTTGAGAAATTGTTACATTAGCTTGTGTTCCAGCTAGCCCAGTAATTGTTGGATTTACTGCAATTACATTTGCTGGTCCTGGACCACCTAGTACGCCATCTACGCCTCTGGGAATTTTAAAATTAAATCTTGCTGCTGTAGCTGTTCCTACATTGATGACTTGTGGCATTGAGCCTGGAGCAAGAACATCAACTGATTCAACCACTATGGTAGCGGCAGTTCCTGGATCTCCTTGGTCACCCTTTAAATCTGGATTTGATGAAACCCATGCAGAAATGTCGTCTGCAAGGTTAAGCAGATCTCTAGGGACATCTGGTGAGTCTGTATATGTTGGGAAACGCCAACCGTTTATACCTGTAGTAGCCATTTTTTAATTATACCACCTTGTCAGTTTTACGCCAGAATCCTGGGCACATATATTTTACACCACT